TAGCTCCAAGGCTTTCGCTCTATGCCCATGACGCCCATTACGCGGCACCGAACAAAACTTGCTGTTCCGGCTCTGGGACGCGGGCAGCTTCAATGAACATGTCAGGGCGGCTATGAGCGTCACGAATACGAGCGCAGGCGATGTCGAAGTAACCTTCGTCAATTTCGATGCCTATGAACTTGCGGCCCAGCTTGGCGCAGGCAACGCCAGTGGTGCCGCTGCCCATGAATGGATCGAGGATGGTTTTTGCGCTAACCCACTTCAAGCACCACTTCATCAGCGCCAGAGGCTTTTGGGTCGGGTGGTACTTTGGCCCTTCATTGGCCTGCTCACACTGCGCGAACCTGAAGGCGCGGGTAGGCCGGTCAAGATTAGTCCACGCTAATTCGCACTGGCCGGTGGTCCATGTGTCTGGCTGCTTTTTATCCCAGATCAGCCAACAGCGCATGGGTGGAAGGGCGTAGTAATTACCACCCCAGATTATGACCTCATCGGAAAGCGCAGCGAGATCCGTAACTCCATCAACCGTGCCACCATCCCACGACATTGCTTCCGATGGGTGGAATGTCCAACTTGACTTCTTGCCCGATCCGCCGCCGCCTTGCCATTTGTCGCCAAGCCCATACGGGGGGTCTGTTACGATTGAGAACCTTTGACCCGCGCCCAATATTCCTGCTTGTGATGGCTGGTGTGACAGGGCGAGCAAAGGACTTCCAGATTGTTCGGTGTGTTGTTCGTGTGCACCCCGTCCCGATGGTGGATTACCAGTTGCTCCGTCGAACCGCAGCGGTTGCAATGTTCCTTCTCGATCATAGACCGATAGGCCGTCGATTGCGCCCCGTCCTTGAAGCGCCCATTCGCCGCACCCGCCCGACCTCGCGACTTCGGCGCTATTCCAAGCCTCGCCAATGCCTTCTGAAAGCCCGCCAACGTCACCCCGTAGCGCTGCGCCATCTGCGCCTGCGATTGATCGCCCATCGCATACAGGGCCACAATCTCTGCCTTGCGCGATAGCCACAAATCCATCGCCTTGCGCTGCCGCTCGATGTTTGCCTTTTGCTGATTTTTCATGCGTTTGATTAAACACAACCGCGTCACATTTGTCAACCACAGCATCCACCTTGCCAATCGTCGGCAGGATTTCGAGACAGTCGCCCAACAGCAGCCGACAGTCACCAATAATGACTTCGCGTTTGATGGCGCTCATTGCTGCACCGCTTCGCTGGGATGGGGATGGGGAAGCGAAATGGCAGCAAGATAGGCTTGGTGTGCCTCTTCTGGCGTTTTGAAAGTGCCTAGATGCTTACGTTTGCTACAAAAGCTGGCCTGCGCCGTGAACGAATTGCCCCGCCTGCAAACGCCGGTCGGTAGGTCGGTATGAACGCGCTTTTTCCCGTTCACTCGCTGGCTGGAAGCAATAGCTTCGACAACTTTGCTGTGATCAGGATGACCGAGGCGATATGGATTGTTTGGCTGAACGGAAAGATTGTGTCGTTGTGTGGCTATGTACACATTGCCAATGGTATACCCACCATTATCCGCAAAGCGGCACATGACGTAATTATCGCCGCCCCTGCCCCTATCCCCCCAGTGGCCGGATTCCTGCCATATACTCCACCATTGCCAAAGCGACAGGTTCCATTCTATCCCGCGATAGTGAGCGTTCCGCCTCTGAATAATGTAGGCACCGATCGGTGTGCACTCACGGCTTATCCCCGCTCGCTGCATTTCTCGCCCAACGGCGCGCAATTCTCGCAACTGCGCCAAGGAACAACCGTGCTTGAGAAGGCACGCCGCCTCGCGCTCTGCACGCTGTTGTTCGCGCGCTATCCTTGCTCGAACAGATCGCCCGCCATCCTCGGCAGAGACGTTGTGATATTTGCTGAGTATCTGGCGAACTCGTTCGCGCGTTATGCCAAACAGTTCGCCTATTTCGTGAAGAGTTTTCCCCGCACGATACATGGCGACGAATGCCTCAGCCCTGTCTGGCTTGGCTGGACCCGTTCCGCTTCGCTGGAACTTAAAGCCATGATCCCTAGCAATTTTCATTGCGAGGCCGTAGCTGATGCCGAGAGAAGAAGCCCCCTCTACCCCGCTATGGCCTTTTGCAGCGAGTTCTCGAAGTCGATCTACAACTGCTTCATTGTGAGATTTGACCGAAATTCGATAGTTCTCTGCATATTTTTTTACGGTGATAGTAGTCAGATCGAGGTGCGAGCAGATTTCATTTATGCTAAGCCCTTGCTCGGCGCATTCCATGATTTTGAGCGCGCGCTCATCATGAAGTTCCTGCCTCATGCCGCCTCTCCATTGACGCGACGTTGTGCAAGCCATTCATATGTAATGCCGGGAATGCCCTTAGCTTCACTGGCCTTGATAATGCTTGGCCAATGTTCGGGAGCGATGCTTTCGCGATCCCGCATTTTGCGTGCTGCTTCGTATCCACAGCCAACGTCAGCGCAAAACTCGGTGATCTTTTCCCAGTTCTTGATGAGTTCGGAGATGGTTGCCGGTGTCTGCATAGTTCATTTTCGTACAATACGTACGACGATACGTCAACACACATTCGTACACATTGAACGATGACGGTGCGCCATATTCCGCGAATGGAACAGAAAGACAGGCTAATGCAGGCGATTCGCGAAGCGGGCTTTGAAAAGCCTACCGACGCGTGGCGCGCAAATCAGCGCGCGCTTGGTATCAGTCAAGACTTGATGATCAGCAATTGTAATGGCAACCGGCCAATCTCCAAGCCTGCCGCCACTCGTTATGCGGCGGTGTTTGGACGGACGCCGGGGTGGTACTTGTTCGGAGACGCCGAAACTGGAGCGACGTCTCCGAAGCTAAAAGTATCAGTGTCTCCAGCTTTCCCAGTTGTTCGAGTTGGAGATAAAAAATCACTACGCAAACTGCTAAACCAGATCGACGGGCTAAAACCTCGCGATACTAGGATTTTGCTTTCCGCGATTGAGGGTATGCAGCGAACTAACGGGGCATTATCAGAATCATCTGTGCCTCATGATCAACCTGCACCCGCCAATCTCCCCCATGAATGAGCGCCATCGTAGCGGATAATTCGGCAGAAAGCCTCTTAACCTTCATTCTCGGATCGATGGGCGGCGAGGCACCAGCGATCTCTCTCAGTCCAGCAACAATTTCCTCATTTTTGGTTCTGTAACGCGAACGGTACTTAATCGCCAATCCTGCCTCCCAAGCGGTGGTTGGTTCGTTTTTATGCCAGGTATTGAAGCTATTGCGCGCGCGAAATCAACGCTTCGGAGAGTATCCGGCTAAGGGTGCCTACTGACAAGCACCTTCAACATTCAAAGCCAAAATGTGACTTTGGTTACGACCTAACCACCATTGAGAACAACTGAGCCTTTGGGCATGAAGCCTTGCTGATAACAGGCATAAGCGCCATTCGTCAGCACGTCGCCAGTCCGTGCGTGGTACGTCACGATCTGAAAGCCCGTATATCCACCGAACGAATTTTTGGCATTCACCTCAATGCAGACGTTCCCTGTGGGTGATACCTTTGCCCGACGCCAGCGAACGGATTCAGGGTCTTTGAGCGTAAAGGCAATGGCCCGTTTTGCATTCGCCAATGCAGCCTGCGGATTTACCTTTGGTGCGGGCGGAGCTTCTGGATAACTTTGGCAACCGGCCAAACTCAAAACGCAAAACACCGCAATTTTTTTCATGTGTTTCGTTCCTTTTTCTGTTCCAGGCCCTAGAGTATAAACTTCTTACTCAGAGCTAATACAAAACAAGAGATAAACCTTTTAGGAATTAGCCTTTATATATTTGGGTGTCAGATTTGACAGGGGTGGGCATGTCAGATTTGACAGGGGTTAGAAGAATGGCGCGTGCAGGAAGTAGGTATTTGCCTTCCCCTTCTCCTCGATAATCAGCAGCACATTGGCCGCGCGCAACTCTGCTAGCGCTCTGTTCACGTAACTCCTGCTGCTGCTCATTTCTTTCGCTATTCGCCCCACGGTGTACCAGCAGCATTGATCGTCGCCATTCATGCGGCGCGATAGCCACCACCCTACCCTGAAAGCCCGATCCGATACCCGCGCATGAGTGCAGAGGTATTCGGCCCATCGCGTGCGCTTCTCATAAAATTCCAGAGCGGCTTCGCCATTGTCGTTCTTTTGGAGCATTCCATTCTGTTACCGTACAAAATGAACGATTGCATCAAAAATCGTACAAAACGTACTTGACGCTTTATCGTACGTCTTGTACGACTATTCCCAACGCAAGCCAAACGGCACCAGCCAAGGAATGGAGAAGCGCGGTGAATATCGACAGCATGACAATCGGAGAAGCGAAGCAACTGGCGGCCATGTTCGGCGGCCAGCAGGCGGGTCCGCGAGAAATATCAGGCAACGGTCGATACGTTATTGTCCGCAGCCGTGACGCGGGTGTCCAGTTCGGAAAGCTGGATCGCTACACGGAAGGTGGCACCGTCTATCTCACCGACGCTCGGCAAATGTGGTCTTGGACTGCTGCTGAGGGTGGGACTCTGCTCGATTGCGCCACTCACGGCGTAAAGGGTGGAAAGTTCTCAACCGTCTCGCCTGCCGTCACCGTCATTGGTGCCTGCGCCATTATCGACTGCACTCCGAAAGCAGAAGCCAGCCTAAAAGATCAGAAATGGTGAGGGCAGCTATGGGCATTGATGCTGAGAGACTTAAAGAATTGCTTGAATACAACCCTGAGACAGGTGCGTTTCTCAGGCTGGTGAGAACAAGCAATAGGATTTCCATCGGCAATGTAGCCGGGAGCCAAAATAATCAGGGATACTGTGTAATAAGTCTAGATGGACGACGATACAAAGCCCATCGCCTTGCTGTTCTGTATATGACTGGATGTTGGCCCTCGGATGAGGTCGACCACATAAACAGAAATCCATCTGATAACAGATGGTCGAATCTTAGACTTGTTACTAGTGACGAAAACAAACTGAACCGAGGTGCGCACAAGAATAACAAGGTGGGCGTCAAGGGCGTTTCTCGTAACCACAAGAAATGGCAAGCGCAGATAAAGCATGATGGGAAGAGGTTTTACCTCGGCTCTTTCGACACAATTGAAGAAGCCGACGCTGCCTACAGGCTGGCCGCTCAGAAACACCACGGCGACTTTGCAGCAATCAAGACACTGGAGGCGGCAAAGTGGGGCTGATCCAGTTCACTGACTATGACCCGTCGAAAGACAGCTCCGGCGACGGCTACGGCTCCGGCTACGGCGACGGCTCCGGCTCCGGCTACGGCGACGGCTCCGGCGACGGCTACGGCTCCGGCGACGGCGACGGCTACGGCGACGGCTCCGGCTCCGGCTACGGCGACGGCTCCGGCTCCGGCTACGGCTCCGGCTACGGCGACGGCTACGGCGACGGCTCCGGCTCCGGCTACGGCGACGGCTCCGGCTCCGGCTACGGCTCCGGCTACGGCGACGGCTCCGGCTCCGGCTACGGCTAATTTAAATCCTCCCAGAGCAACAATGCACCAGCCAAGGAATGGGCGAAATGAAAACGCGAAAGGCACTAGCGATACTTGCAGCCTGCATAGGGTTCGTGGCTGCTCTGGACGATCCCGCGCATTCCAAGGAAGCGCTCTGGCGCAATGTCGGGGCTTGGACAGTCAGCGGAGATTCGCAGCTTCAATCCTGCAACGCCCGCGTCGAATACAATGACGGCGTTGTCGTCGTTATCAACTTCTCAAAGCAGCTTGGCGCGTCTCTCGCAATAGGCGGAACGACAGCAAAGCGCGGCACCACCTACCGGACGCAAATGGTGGCTTCTAACGGCTCATATGGCCGCCTGGAAGGCATTGGCCTCGGTGACGGCGTGGTGCTTTACGCCAACCTCGGCAAAGACGCGCTGCGCACCTTGAAGAACTCCCGCGCCCTCTTTGTGGACGGGCTTGGCTCTTACAATTTGAAGCATTCGGCGGCGGCAATGGCCTCGGCTTGGGAATGCTACGCAACTCTCACCAGCTATTGAGGCCCGCCATGCTCAGCGACAGCCATTCAATCGAATACGACTTCGAGCTTCAGCCGGTTATCGGCGGCGTTCGTCTGGACTCGTATTTCTACGGCACGGCAGAACTAGCGAATGACGGTGAATACGGTTTTTTCGTCAAAGCTATCTGGCTCGACGGAACCATGCCCAGCCCGTTTGCAAAGGGCCTTGGACGCCGTGAACGCAAGCCTGCAACTGTGAAGCTGGATCAGGCCTCGCCTCTCAACAGCGCGATAGAAGGTCACCTGTTTCTGTTGCTGCGTGACGCTCTCTACACCGACGAAGGCGCTCAAGAAGCTTGGGCTGCTGAAAGGGAGGCAGCATGAGCCGCACCCATGAACACCCCGACTTCAACATTGAGTTCGACAAGCGCCGGTTTCGCGCCAGCCTTGAGGGCATTCTGGAATGCATTCGAGAGCCAAAACTAGCTCGTGAAGCAGCAGAAGGCCTATGTGACACGCCCCGCGTTGTTACGCGCTTTATCTGCCCGCCGATTCCGTATCGGGGCAACGACTGGTGCGCCTTCCGTGACGGGCAGGAAGAAGCTGGAGGCTATGGCTACGGCGCAACCGAGGCGGAAGCCATTCAGGACTTATTCGACTTAGAAGGCCGGTTTGATCCAGAGCCACGGAAGGAAACAGGACAATGAGTAAAATTGTTCGCACAAAAACTCGCGCAGAGGGTGGAGTTACCGCACAGGAACTTGAACGGATGCGCACTCACGCATCGCTCTGGATCAAACGCGCAATGCGCACCGACCCAATCGAACCGAATAAAATTATCCCAGCCATAGAAGGTATTTACGCCGCCGCAGGACTAAAAAAACCGCGCGTTATCATTGTCCCATCGCCGCTGGTTATGGCGTTTGCATATGGGGCTTCTGCGGCGATCTGGTATTTTCGGAAAAATACCAAATGCGACGCAACCCGCGCCGCAACCTACGCCGTAACCCGCGCCGCAACCCACGACGCAACCTACGCCGCAACCCACGACGCAACCCACGCCGCAACCTACGCCGCAACCCGCGACGCAACCCACGCCGCAACCTACGCCGCAACCCGCGACGCAACCGACGCCGCAACCCACGCCGCAACCTACGCCGCAACCCACGCCGCAACCGACGCCGCAACCGACGACGCAACCTACGACGCAACCCGCGACGCAACCGACGCCGCAACCTACGCCGCAACCGACGCCGCAACCTACGCCGCAACCGACGACGCAACCTACGACGCAACCTACGCCGTAACCCGCGCCGCAACCCACGACGCAACCTACGCCGCAACCCACGCCGCAACCGACGCCGCAACCGACGACGCAACCTACGACGCAACCGACGACGCAACCCGCGACGCAACCTACGCCGCAACCTACGACGCAACCTACGCCGCAACCCACGACGCAACCTACGCCGCAACCTACGCCGCAACCCACGCCGCAACCTACGCCGCAACCTACGACGCAACCTACGCCGCAACCCACGCCGCAACCCACGCCGCAACCTACGCATCGGGTGCCTGCTATGAACTGGCTGGTGACTTTGGTTTGGGTTGCGCCAAGAATTGGTGGCGGTCTTACCAAGGCGGCAATATGTGGGCCGGATATGGCTGCTATCTGACGGCCTGCCGCGACATTCTTGGTTTGGAACTAACCAGCCACGCTGCTTACGCACATTGGGAACAGGCAGCAATACACGGTGGTTTCCGTGCCATGCACGAGGAATTCTGTCTGGTTTCAGATTTCCCGGAAGTTCTCCGTGTTGACGAACAGAATAGGCCACATTGCGAAACAGGCCCATCTCACCGTTGGCGAGATGGCTTTGCGATCTACCACTGGCACGGTGTTCGCGTCCCAGCGCACTGGATAGAAAATCGCGCCAACCTTCATCCGAATGAGGTCATCAAGGCTGAGAACGTAGAGCAGCGGGCAGCAGGCGCGGCCATTATCGGTTGGGCGAAGATGCTCGAGGTTCTTCCGCACAAAATTATCGACAGCCACGAAGACCCACAATGCGGTGACTTGTTGGAGGTGTCGCTTCCAGGCTTACCGGAGACTGAGCTTTATTTGAAGTTCGAATGCCCCCGAAACGGCCAGATGATGGAGGCCGTAAACAAGCGGGAACTCGCAAAGTTCGATCTGAAACACGCCCATGCATGGCACGCAAATGTGCCGGTGCGCCTCTACTCACAACCACATCAAAGGACTTGAACTATGTCTTTCTTCGATACGATTAAATCTTGTGAATTCACCAACGCTCACGGCGAATGCTGCTTCTTCCGCATCACCGAAGGTTCTTTGAATCTTGACGGCTTCACCAGCGTTTCGCCCGTCAACGGCGCGTTTATCGTCGGGCATAGCGAAAGCGGCCACAATCATATCCTTGAAGCTGACGGCGTCACGATCATGGAGCGTGAGCTTGGCGGAATGAAAATTCTCCACGCCATTCTCAAGAATCCGGTAGCGCTCAAGCAATCCGCAGGAGTTCCGCACAAGGAGCAGATCGTCGTTCCAGGTGAATACTTCATCACCAACAACGTCGAATATAACCCGTTTCTTGAGCAAGCTCGTCGCGTGGCAGACTGACATGCTTCCCGAACCCTACGTGCAGAAAACCGCCACGATCAAGGAAGTGGCTTGGTTCATTTTCGGGTGTGAGTTCGTGCTGCTCTACGCAGTTCTCAATCTTCTCTTTTAACGCCAACAACAAGCCCTGCCGCGAATGGCAGGGCATGGAGGCAACATTGAACATTCATGCCTTTCCAGTCCGCACAGAACGCCCAGACGGCGCTGACGAAGCCGCCGCTGAGTTCTATGCCCGCGAAGTCATACGCGAGCTTATCCGCCTGCATGGCAGGACAAAGACGGAGTTCATGCTTTCCGCGTGGTTCGAGGACGAAGCGTCGAGGATAATTGAATGAGCCAGCTTGATCCGCGCATTGAGACGATCCGCCTCAAATACGAATTGCAGAAGGACGACTTCTGGAAATTGCCGCAGGGCCGAGACGTTTGGCTCGTGAAGCATTCCGCCATTGAGGTTATCGCCGTCAAGGCTGGCATTACCTTCGATATGCCTGAAATCGTACAGGCAAATGCGGCTGAGAAAACCGCCGTTATCGTCGCTCGCGGTTTCATGGGGGATCGATCCGAATGGTCCTTTGGTGAAGCAACCCCCTACAACAACAAAAACACGTACCCGTTCGCAATGGCCGAGAAGCGCGCCAAGGATCGCGTGGTGTTGAAGTTGGTTGGACTTCACGGCCTCGCATATTCCGAGGACGAAAGCGACGACTTCAAAGAGCCGCCCGTCAAATCCAGTGCGCAACTCAAGCGCGAGGACGTTTTCCCAAAGATTCGCGACGAGCTGGCTAACGAAATGCTCGACGTTCACACCTTCGGCCAGTTCGAGGAAATCAAAGGCGCATACCGCCAGCGAGCGCGGGTGGAAGGCTGGAACACGACATTCCTAGCGCAGCTTGGGGAATTGTTCGAAGGCCACGCGGAAGAATTGCAGAAGCGCATTGACGATCAAAACGCTGCGCCCGCCGACTTGTCCAACAACCCATATGCAAAAGCGTTCGCAGGAGGCTGAATTGGCTTACGACAACACAAATCGCGGGACGCTCGCAAAAAACCCGAACAAGACGGCGGACACGCACCCCGACATCAAAGGCTCAATCAACGTCGAGGGTAAGGACTACTGGCTGGACGGCTGGCAGAAGCGCCGCCAGTCGGACGGAAGCACATTCTACAGCCTGAGCGTCAAGCCAAAGCAGGCGCGTTCCGAGCCGCCACCGCAGCGTTCCTATGCGCAGGAAAGCGGCGCTCGCACCGAAGAACTCAACGACGATTCCCTTCCTTTTTAGGACACGCTGACATGGCAAAGCGCCCCGATAAGCCCGTCTACAGTTTCCTGCGCAAAGGCAATTCCCTTGTGCCGGAACTGGAATACGACGCCCATGCTCTAGACGGTATAGCGCAAGGCCAACGTGTTCGTGTTGATATCAAGGAATGGCGGAACGTCGACCGCCTCAGAGCCTATTGGGCTATGCTGCATGACGTGGTTGCCGCAACCGGCGCGAACCGGCTCACTGCTGAACGTCTGCACGAAGTCGCCAAACTGCAAAACGGCTGCGTTGACGTAATCCTGCTTCCGAGCGGAATGCCGGTCGCAGTGCCTTCCTCCATAGCCCTCGACAAAATGTCAGAGCCTGAATTCGTCGCCTTCTTCCAAAAGGTCGAGGAATGGCTGTCTGAAACGTATGGCTATCAGCCCCGCGAAAGGAACGCCGCATGAGCCTTATCAAGGTAATCCGCCGTTTCTTCACTCACCGTCCTGTCGTGTCAGTAAACACCTACAAGGTGAAATCCACTGACTTAAAGCGGCTCAGAGACAAGACGCACGAGCAGCTTGCCCGTGAACTCGGCAAAGAGTGGAAGGCGGTGCGGTAATGGCTTGGGAATCTATTGCAAAGCCTATTCCTGATGATATCGGACCTGCTGGATGTCTGTTAATTTTCAGTCCTGCGTTGGCGGCTGATGATGATTTCCCCGGACATGCTATTCAAGTCAGCAATCCCGAATTTGTGCGGTGCGGCAACGCTCAGAAGCACGGCTATACACAATGGTGTTTGATACCCGGAGATGGGCTGGAGGCACAAAATGCCTCGTAGCGTTTCGGAGTGGGTCGGCCACAATGACGACTCCAAGATACCAGACCGCGTCCGCCAGCGCATTTTCGATCAGGACGGCGGTGTTTGCCACTGGTGCAAGCAGCCGATCAAGGTTGGCGAAAGTTGGCAGGCGGATCACGTCATAGCCTTGATAAATGGCGGGCGGCACTCAGAGAGCAATCTCGCTCCCATTCATAAGATACCCTGCCATATCGAAAAGTCAGGGCAGGACGTAGCTACCAAGTCGAAGATTGCCAAGGTTCGCGCGCGCCACACTGGCGTCAAGCAGCCCGATGGCAATCTGAAATCCGCAGGCTTCCCCAGTCCTCCCAAGCCTCCCCGCATATCAACCAAGCAGCCGCTTCCTCCAAAGCAGCTATACGTGAGGACAGGACAGTGACGAAACTGCGCGTCCTTGATCTTTTCAGTGGCATAGGCTGCTTTAGCCTTGGGCTTGAGCGTACGGGTGGGTTTGAGACTATAGCGTTCTGCGAAATTGAGCCATTTCAACGCGCCGTTCTGCAAAAGCATTGGCCCGAAGTCCATTGCTATACGAACATTACGCACCTCGTCTATGGTGATTTGACCGTAGTCGATCGGCATAAGATTGACGTGGTAACAGGCGGTTTCCCTTGCCAGCCGTTCAGCACAGCCTCTCATGGACGCCGTGTAGCCCCTGATCTCTGGCCGCTAATGCTGCGCGTCATTCAGAACGCGCATCCAACCTACGTCATTGCGGAGAATGTCAGTGAATTTGCAATCAACAAAGCCGCCGACGATATGCGATCAGACGGATACAACGTCACAGTTAGAAATATATCGGGCCATGACTGCGGGGCTCCGCATGGAAGAAGCCGTTGGTGGGCTATTGCACACCCCCACGAGGAAAGCGAATTTCAACGCACCCTCAATGCAGAAGTGGCCAAGCTGCCGGAACTATGTGCGGGCCTTTGGAACGCAGAAGCCTACGCCGGAGCAATTCGAGTTTCTGATGGGTCTGCCTATCGGGTACACCGCGTTGAAGCCCTCGGAAACGCGGTCATTCCGCAAATTCCACAAGTAATTGGCCGCGCCATTTTGGAAGCGAGGCAGCCATGACTTGGTTCCTCATCTTCTACTCCTGCACGGTTATCCCCTGCTCGTATCCCGACATAACGGCAGAGGGCAGGACATATCAGACGCTACAGGGCTGTGCGCGTGCATTGCCAGGCGCTGTTACGCATTTCCGCAGATTGAACCCAACACGAACAATTGAGCGCGCCGCCTGCGTATCAGAGCCGGTGTGGCGCGAATTTAAGGGGCGTTACGAATGACACGCGAAGAAGCAATTGAAACATTTGGCGTTGATCCTGAAATAACCGGAAACCGTCCGCGCGGCTGGTGGATTGTCACGGCGATTGACGATGAGGAAGAATACGGCAACGCCCAAATCGGCGACCTGTGCGTAAAGACGCGAGATGGCGGCAGCAACCCCATCGACCCCGATGCATTTAAAGTCGGTAACTGTGTCGGATCGTCAGAAGACGGGTTCGACCGCACCTATCGGTACTATTACTACCGGCCCCTCGCTCCCCGCCCCCAACAGCCAGAAGCAAACGAAGGGAATGGGTGATGGTCGGTCCAAGTGAAGGCGCTTACGCAAATTTGAGACGATGGAAACGGAACAGAGAAACAATGTCCGAACCAACCGTAGAACGCTTCACAGTTTTCGGGCGCGAAGGCACGAACTGCATTGCTGTCGCTGATGGTCATTGGGTGCGCTTCTCCGACTACGACACCCTCACGGAAGAACGCGACCGGCTAGAGCGAGATAGAGATTTCTGGAAAGAGCAGTTCCAAGTAGAGACGCGCTATCGCATAGAACTTGCAGACAAGGGGACGTTGCAAGCTCTCACGGACGCCAACATCCGCATGGAAAAAGCCGAAGCCGAACGCGACCGGCTTGCCAAGGCGAATGCGGAATTGAAACCCCTCTTGCAAAACATAGGCGACGGCATTGTCAACATGTTTGACCAATTGGTGATGGGTAATTGGCGAGACGATCACGACCACGATGTAAAGATGAACGTCCATATGCTGAATCTACAGGACGTTCTAAAACAGATCATGCGTTTTCGGGCTGATTATCTCGACTATTCCGAACCTGATTTCACCAAGCACAAAGCAACAAGCACAGAACGGGAGGGTGAGTAGATGCGGCTGACTGACGCGCAGCGCGAATTGCTGCACATGCTGTCCCTGCGAATGAACGGTGGTGTCGTTCGTAGCAAAGAACTCAAAGTTGCACTCTACCAATTGGTTCATACCGGATTGGTGCGCAATGTCTACGACATGCCAAGCGGCGGTGCTTTTGGGGTTATCACTGACGCCGGCCGCGCCGCGCTCAAAGAACGGGAGGGCGAGTAGATGGCCTATTGGCGATCAATCGACACAGCGCCGGAAGATGAGCACGTCATTCTCGCCACGTCAGGCGGTCATGTTGGCGAGGCAATTATGCTCATCGATGAGGATACCGGAAAACAAAAATGGGCTTGGGCGCTCGGCCCTGTCCATCCCAATCATGAACCTTATGGATGGCAACCCATGCCGTCCGCGATTGATTTCCCAGTGCCGTCCGATCTTCGCGACGGTGGTTTTGATGGTCCGACAGGAGCAGAATGACATGAGCAATCTAGGTGATCTTACCGACGAACTTTGCGATCTGACGCGATACTGGAACGCCTACGAGGATGTTCCAAAAAACGAGAAAGCTAAGTGTCGAGACATAGGCGTTCGCCTGCACAATGTTGGTGGCTTCAAAGCTATGACCGACGCCTACTACCACGCAAAAGCGAACAACCGTCACGCTGGTGTTGTTCAAGCTTACTGGAATGGCGTTGGCGATTGGGTGTGGTGATGGCGGTTATGTCACTCTCACGAGAAGCGTCGAAAGACGAAATGGGCCGAGAGATCGACCGTCGCGGCGCTGTTATTGACACCCTCACGGAAGAACGCGACCGGCTGAAAGAGATAGTTGACGGGACAGGTCTGGCGACAGCCGCTATAGCAGCCGAACGCGACCGGCTTGCCAAACAGGTTGACGAACTACAGGAATTGTTTCGCATAGACGGTGAAAATCACGCATCGGTAATCCGCGATCTTACAAATCGTCACGAAACCCGCATCACCAAATATGCAGAACGCATCAAAGAGCTTCGCGAGGCGAATGCGGAATTGCTGGCGAGTTTAGCAAGCGTTTTGCAAGCGCGACGAAGGGCGAATGGTCGAGCGCGGCGCTGGTGGAATGACTATTGATGCGCAAATCAGGCGTAGTGTTATCAACGGCGTTCCTGCATGGCCAATTGAGGAAGCCCGTGCCCTTCTCGACAAGTACAAAGCAACAAGCACGGAGAGGCCAGCAATGCCAAGTGACTCCGAGATAGACGCGCTGATTGAGCGGCTTTCGCAATTTGAAGGCCGTGATTGGGAAACTACCGTTTGCTATAATGGCCTACGACTAGAAGCCGCCGCCTTCCTCGCTGCCTTGCGTGACGAGCGGGATGGGATGGAACGCGGTTTGCGAACTGTCCAGAACGCGGCAAAGACAATCGCTTCGGCTCAAGGCACAGAACTTGAGCACCTTCGGCAGAATAGAACTTACGACTACAAACTGCGCCAAGAACACGAGAGCTTACTGGAACGTGACGCTCAAATGACCGACGCGCTTCTGACAGCCGAAGCCCGCGTGCGTGAGTTAGAGCAAAAGCTAGAACGGGCGAGAGTGGCGCTGGAGCCGTTTAGTCAATTCGCCAAGGGTCTAACCTCCGTTGAACACGATACGCATTACATCGGGCTTCAAACGAATGGCCAACCCGACTTGCTTGGGATTGAGCTTAGGCACTTCCGCCGCGCCCGCGCCGCGCTTGCAGAGATAGGACAGCGGGGATGAGCCTTCTCGACCGAGCCATTTCCCCTGCACAAGCTGTGGAAAAGAACGCACTTAAGTGAACTCGTGCAATATTTGCACAGGTTGGGGCTAACGCCGCCTGTTGTCGTTCAATATCTGATTAATCTGGCCCTGCTG